TAATGCGCGAGATGGTGACGGTGTTGATTTTCGCGCCGGTCGCCGCTTGCAAACGCACATCGATGTCGGGCGGCAGGGAATCCGGATCTGGGGTCGCAGTGAGACTAACCATTGATCAAGCTCCTTCTCAGACTCTTGTTCTGCTGCGTGACGGCCTGACCCGCAATGACCTTCATGTGGCCGAGCAGACTGCCGTCAGCATCCACCAGCGTGATCGTTGAGGGCAGCGTAGTTTGTGTAGCTGTCCTGGTTTTACTGACTGAACCAACCCCGAGAGAACTAGTATCAGCCGTCCTCCCAGAGTGGAGAGAGGAACGGAATGCATACACGGCCTTCTGCCCACCCATAGCATTCACGTCGTCTGCGGTCAGCATGTGCTCACCCGCAGACGCATAAATAGGCACACTATCTGACGTGCCAGTACCTGGACCCTTGATCTCACCGCCACCAGCGTGCTTGGAGGCATTCACCCCAACGTTGACACTAAAAATATGGGAGAGGATTCCACCCATTGTCCCCCAAAAACTGCTCGGTTCAGCGCTGACGTTGACTTTTTTGCCTGCGATGGTGGTGTTTTCCACGGCTCTCTTCTTCGCCATGAAATCACCGTTCTCGCCCTTGATATGACCGGTTTTAGGATCAATCTTCCAACCCTGTGCGGCAGCGAATTTCCTGAATGCGTCGCTGTTGTTGCCAAGCAGGTAGCCCGTTTTAGTGTCGAGTTTCGCACCGTTTGCGACTGCGAGAGCCACGTCATACTGCTTCTTGTTCATCGTGACGGTGCCGGTCTTTTTGTTGATCTTTGCACCTGTGACTTGTGAGATGGCTGCCATGGCGGCCTTGTTATTACCGCTAATAGTGACCTTGCCGTTCTTGATGCTTTTGGCCTTGAGACCAACTGCTTCGAACACTTTCGAGGCGAGATCCGTCACCTTGATGGTCTTGGCCGGTACATCTTTTGCGTTGTATTGGTCCATAGAGGCGAGCATTTTCTTCACCGCTGATTCGCTCAGGCCGTTTGCCGCCGCGAATTCGAGAATCTTCTGCTTGGATTGGGTGAGCGAGGCGTTGGCTTTCTGCCGCGTAGCCTCGTCATCCTTCCCGTTCTTAATGATCGAGTCGGCGAGCTGCTGCGAGTCCTGGATCATGCCGAGAATCGTCTGCCGGTTCGCAGCACCATACTTGGTGTTCACATCCATGGAGGTGGCGGTGGCCTTGTCAGTGGACTTGATGTTGCTCTGAATCGTGCTAGCGCCATTGGTGAAGTCTTGCGACAGTTTGATCTGGGACGCTTCTACGGCCTGCGCGCCACCATTGAGAATATCGAGAGCTGTCTTGTAGTTATTGGCGGCCGTAGTTGCGTTATTCGTTGCCGTGCTCAGCTGGTTGAACTTATCAGAGGTGACGCCGAGGATTGTCTGTTCCCCAGTGGAGGAGGCCATAGATCCCTTAGTGGCGTCATCGAGCTCCTTTTGGTCCTGCACAGCGTTCGACAGTCCGTCGTGAGTGGTTGCGAGAGCGGAGGACAGGTCCTGGGCTGCGCGTCCCTCGGAATCCCACGTTGTTACCCCCATAGCTCCAGCGCTGGTTGCGTTTTTATGCGCGTCAGCTGTTTTTTGTAGTTTGTTGCTCACTGTGTCATAGGCGTCGCCCTCACCGAGTGCGGCGTCAACGAGTTCTTGGGTGCTGATGCCGAGTTGTTTTGCTTTGTCAATTGCACCCGCGTCCTGGAGCTGTTTTGCAGCTTGCGCGCGAACGTTCTCATCGAGAGCACCGTTGGACTGCTGTAGGGCACTGGTGAAATCGGTTTGTGCGTCGGTGGCACTCTGGCTGCTGCTAGAGAATGCGGCACAGGCTCCAGCGAGGAGACCGATGCCAGCAACGACGAGGCCGATGGGTCCAGCTGCAATACCGGTGGCGGCGGCCATTCCTACGAGGGCTGTTTTAACGCCGGTGATGATGCCGCTGATCGCGCTCCAGGCTTTGAACGCAGTAAACACGGCCATGCCACCCACTGCGAGAGTGGTGAGGATCGGGGCGGGGATTGCGCTGATCGCATTCCCCACGGTGGTTACTGCAGTGAGAACGATGGATCCCCATGGAGCGAACGCCTGCACGATGTGTCCAGCAGCGGTGAAGAGGCTGCTGAGAGTGTTTTCTACCCCTGGCAGTGCGCCGAGGAGATAGGCGACAAATTCCTTCGCTCCGTTACCAGTTCCCCATTGTGCGAACGATTCGGATCCTCGGACGAGCCATGCGTCCACCTGCTGGATGACAGGCTGCAGATTGTTGAGAATACCGAGGAATCCGGCAACTCCATTGCCAGTAATGCGGCCTGCGTCCTGCGCCATGAGAGCAACGAGACGGTTGGTTACAGGCATGTCAGCGTTGATAGCTGAGACGGAACGATGGAATCCCTCGAGCGCGCCCGCTGCGGCCGTACTCGCTAGGCCACTCATAGAAACTTTGAGTGCTGTGAGATCTCGGTTGTAAGCGTCACCTGTTGCAGTGCCCTGCGCCATAGCCGCCTTCACACCCATGATGGCAGCCACTCCAGTAATAGCCATACCGCCCAGTGCTGCTCCCACGCCAACCGCGCCAGCAGCGATAGGAACAAGAGCAGGAGCGAGCGGAATCAGCGCACTGAGGAGACTGTTCTGTGACTGAGCGTCTCGATTAGTCTCGGTTGCATGTGTGGCCTTGGCCTTCGCATCATTATTAGTGGCAGATTCCGACTGAGAGAGCTTCGTTTTCTCAGTGTCGATAGCGGTGTTGAGCTTGTCGAACGCGCTGTGCTGCTGATTGAGCGACCGAGTAAGGCCGGCCTGCGCAGTGAGATAACGCGAGGATCCTTCACCGGCGGCAGACTGAGCCTCGTCGAGCTTCTGATAGCTGGCGGCGACCCCTTGATTGGCGGCGTCGAGGTCCCGGGTGGCGGCGGCTACTGCCTTTGACTTGGCAATAGCATCGGAGCTGTCGCCGGAAACCGAGGGTCCCGCCAGGCGGTCATCGGAGAGAGCGGCGGCAGAGGCACGGACTTCCTCGATTTTGGCGAGGGCCCTGCTGACGTCCGCGTCGAGGGTGATGTCGTCCGTGTCTTTGAGGCTGTCAACGGCCGTCTTGGCTTTGCCGATGCTCTCCATCCAGTCAGAGACACCGAGTTCCAGCTCACCCCTGATGGATCCAACGGAGGTATCGGCCATTGTTCAGCCTTTCTATTCTTTTTCCTGCTGTGTTTCGAGGTGGCGGCGGATGAGTGACTGCGGATCGGCGAGGAGTCCTCTGATGCGGCGGAGGAGCCACTGCCATGAGCGGTGGGAGAGGAGCGTGAGATCGTCGATCTCGAGCGCGTAGCTTCTCTGGAAATCGATAACGAGCAGATCCCATTGGTTGAGCAGCTCAGTCCACGTGGGGGCGATTACGCCGCCTTTGGCTTGCTCTGGGACGTTTTCGTACCATTCGTAGAGGCCGGTTTCTGGGTCGTAGTTGCCGCGACCCGCTTTGTGTTCAGGTGATTGAGGAACGCCTCGAGTGCTTTTGGGTCGCCCGCGGTCTCCCATGTCGCCTCGGCGATCTCGCGTCCCTGCTGGAAGTCGGCTATCGCAGTGATAGTGGCGCGCGTGAAGGCAGCGAGCGGCACATTGTCGTCGAGCATCTGTTGCTGAGCGGAACCGAGTAGCAGCGAAGCGAGGTCGCTCATCGGAATGGGTTCGCCCTCGACGCTGCGCTGGATGAGCTGTTGAGCTTTGAGGCCATCCTTGGCGCTGATGGGCGGCACTGTGTAAACCGTGCCGTTGATGGGAAAGGCAAGGGGTTCGTCTGCCAATTCTGAATAGTCTTTGAATGCCATGATTGCTCCTGTATGGGCTGCTCCTGGAGTATGAAAAATCCCGCTTTCACAAGGAGCATGGATGTGAAAGCGGGACGGATAAGGTATGGCCGGTTTATGCGGTTGCAGTGACGGTGACAGTGAGGCTGAACTCTTTGTCTCCGACAGTGCCGGAGATGGTAGTGGAGCCTGCTGCTACGCCGGTGACGGTGATCGTCGCACCCGAGAGCGTTGCGGTTGCGATGCTCGTATCTACGGCGTCATTGATGCTGATGGTTGTGTCTGTCGCATTCTCTGGGGAGAACGCGATGGCAACGTCAGCGGTTTTTCCCGCCTCCACCGATACGGTTTCTGGGGTCAGTGTCACTGACCCCACCGTTACGGTAGCGGGTTCACTGGGGTTTGCTGCACCAGCCTCATAGTCCACGGCGTTAGACGCGCCGCTCGCACTTGTGACAGTGACTGCTTGCTTGCCCGTGGTGGGCACGGCAGCGACTACGAGAGCATCAGAGGCGACAGTGAACGAGGTGGCGGCAGTGCCTCCGAAATCAACATCGGTAGCACCTGAGAAGCCACTACCTGTGATCTGTACGAGGTCGCCAACCGCAGCGCCAGCAGGCAGGATGCTCACAATAGTGGGAGTAGTCGCAGAGTTCACGGGGTTGTCAATCTCGAGGCGAGGGCCGTCCCCGGAAATGGTGACCTGAATTTCCTCGAGGTCGGTGACGCCCGTCTTGGAGCGCTTCCATGTGACGATACCGCGGCCGGAGTAGGCCTCATCATTGCCGTTGCGGTCGTACCAGCGCGCATAAATGCGAGCATCATCACCGAACTTGCCCTCACGCTTGCGACACAGCTCCTGACCGGGATCCATCTTCCCGGCATTCACCTTGCGCAGCGCCTTGATGTCGAGGGACCATTCCTGCAGGGTGATTTCCTTGCTGCCCCAGCCGTCGGAATCATAGTCGTTGGCGTCCTGCGTGGTGGGCGACACCGAGGGATCGAGGTCGTCGATGCCGCGCAGTGGCACCCAGTTCTGATTGTCTTCTGACACGTCAACGAGGAATCGACGCGCGAGTGCGGTTGTCATATTGTTTTCCTTTCGGGAATTGATTGATTTACCAAGCTCCCCGAATGGGGCGCAAATTTGTTGGGGGATAATCCACGTCAAGCTCGTATTGGTCGGCACGTACCCATCGTTTAGTATCGTCATCACCCATAGAGGCTGACGAGATGCGGTTAGCTTGCACGATGGTGCAGTCGCCGCACATATGGTCGGTGAGCCCGTGGAGGACGTCGAAACACTGGTCGCACAGGTCGTCGGGATCTAGTGGCTTCGACTGGCTACCCCTGCAGGCGACCTGCAGCAGCATGGTGCCAGTAGGTAGTGTCGCGTTGTCGGTCACAGGAGTGAGATTGAGCACGATGCAACGATCTGGGCTCTCTGGCATGGTCTTCATGAAGATGGCCGTGTCGTTAGCGTCGTATGATGTGGAGTCCTTCCAGATGCCGACACCTGCCGCGGAGAGGAGCTTTGCCAGCTCCTCGAGCACATCGCTTGTGGGTGATGCCATCAGATCTCACCTCGCACGCTCTGCGCCACGATTTCGCCAACCTTGTCACGGTTGGCGAGCATTGCGGTAGTCAGATAAAACGACTGCCCGTTGTCATGATGCAAAATGTTGCCCATCCTGCCGTGACGGTAGTAGACGCCAAACTCCTGATATCTGGCGTAGGGACCGGGGTAGCGGATCTCCACGTAACCCTGGGAAACGAGTCGCACGTCGGCGGATCCCGCCAGGTGCCCAGTTTCCTTCGGCGCGAGACGACTACTTATTTCCTTAACATGCTCTCCGGCTTTCATGAGGCCGGTAGTGAGTGCGGATTCGCCCGCGCCTGCCAGGCCGTCGAAATCGAAATGGCCAGTGAACTCCATGACGGGCCTCCTAGACGATGGTGACGGTAGTGTGATCGGGCAGTATAAGATCGCCACTGCTGGCGACATCGACGAGCTGGACGCTACCCATACGAGAGCGCGCGTCGCCCTCAACGCGGTACACGTCGGAATCTGGCGTGAACAGATCCGAATACTGGTTGTTGCAGGTGATCTCGGTGGCTCCGATGAGATGCTGGCCCGCCTGGTCGCGGATCAGCCGAGTGCTGTTGCGGATGAAGCAGGGAATCGGATCCGAGAACTCAGCGACCGGTTCTCCAAGTCCATTGGTACCGGACTTGGTTTCGACGACGACAGTATGTACGTAGAATTCGTTGAGCTCGTCCATCAACCCACCCGCCATGGTTCGTTACTGGCGAGCCCGGCCAGACGCAGGGCCTGAACGGCAGCGGACACGAGAGCTTGTGCGGCTTGAGCCTTACCGGTAGCGGCAGCTTGCACTTCGGCAGCGGAATAGCTCAGGCTCGCCCCGTTGATGCTCTTCGACGTGGTGGTGCTCGGAGTGATGACACCACCTAGAGCGGCATCAATTTTCAAGGCATTGAGGGCGGTGGCCTGAATCAAGGTCGCGTCCCTCATTGCCTGTAGCTTGTCGGCATCAGTTGGCAGGCCAGTGTCGTCGGTGGTGTATACGTCGAGGCTGGTGGCTTCGCGCACCGCAAGCGACGCGGAGCGGAGAAGCGCGGTGGCGTTCGCCGGAACGGCCTCGAGGTCGTTCCATTCCTTGTAATCGTCTGCGGTGGCGTACGTGAGCATGGTTCAGGCCTTTTCTTCGGTCTCCGCTGTGGCGTTGGTGGCCTTGAGCGCGGCGAGCTGCTTGGCGTATTCCGCCTTGGCGACCAGTTCCTTGGGCGTGTATCGGATTTGAGGATCGAGCGCGCCGAAGAGCTGTGGGTTCGTCTTGCGTGCTTCGGCGGCGGTGAGCTCGGAGTAGCCGGGCTTGAGGTGTGCGGTGCCTGCCTCGTCGTAACTGGTGAGCAGGTAATAAGTGAAATGCTCGTCGGAGACGATTTGCACGCCGCCCGCGGCATTCTTAACGTAATGGACGCTCGGTGCGTCCTTCGACTTAGCAGCCATAACTGCCTTTCAGATAGATTTAGGAATGAAAACGCGCCCGCGAAGAGATGTGGAGAACCGCGGGCGCGTGAATTGTTAGGCGAGGACGGCGAAGCCAAGCGCGTCGCGCAGCTTGGCGACGCCGTAGAGCACGTCGTAGGTGATCTGAACGCCGAGCTGGTCTGGGTTGTAGCTCATGGAGACGCGCAGCACGATGCCAGAGGCGGGGTCGGTGACGGCGGCCTGTGCGACACCGGTGCCCACGGGGGCGGCGGCGAGGGGACGGGACGCGAGGATCACGGCACCTGGGTCGAACGCGAAGTTATTCGTGGTTGCCGGGTCTCCCTCTGCCGCACCTGCGACCTCGGGGACGAGCTGGGACTCGTGGAGCTGGAGGCCGTAAATGTTGCTGGCGATCAGTCCGTTGGAGATGTCACCACGCGCCCCCTCGTTGAATGCGAAGAAGTTCTGCAGGGAGGCGTCGGCCTGGAGGGCTGCGGAATCCTTCGTGGAAATCAACAGGTGGCGGTTTCCGCGCGGTGCCTTGTTATCGGTGAACTTCTTGTTGACCGCGCGCAGGGTCGCGGCGTCGAGGTCGGTGCCAGCGGTTCCCACGGAACCAGAGAACGCGGAGTAGGTACCGATGAGGTCGGTTTCTACGGCTTCAGCTAGTGCGACGATCTGTGCGCGCTGGTAGGAGTTCATGAGAACCGGCTGTGCGACCGTACGCGCGAAATCCTCCACCAAGATGGTGGCTTCCTTGTGCTTGTCGAGCTTCACGGTAGTGTCCGTGGCAGTCGCAGTCTGTAGGGTGACCGGAGTGTTGGCCTTCTTGTCGTTGGCCTTGAGGGTGTCAACGAAGGGGATGTGGAGAGTGTCGCCGACCTGTGCCGCGGCCAGATCGGTGTCCTTGGTGACCAAGGGGGCCATAACGATGTTGGAGCGGAGAATGTCGAGAGCTTCGTTCGCCCAAATCTCTGGGACGAAGGCGGCTGCCTCGGTGGTGGTGATGTTGGCCTGAGCCATTTTGATGCCTTTCGGTTATGCGGTGATGCGCCCCTCGCGTGAGGCGAGGAGAATGTCATCGTGATGATCTTTGTAGAATTTCGGGTCTGACAGTTGGGCCCGCGTGTACGTGGGTTTGGGGTCGGATCCGCTGGTGTCGACGCCGCTCGCCTTGGGAACAATGGGAGTCTTGAACGCTTGCAATGCTGCAACTTGTGCGTCCAGAGCGTCCTGGGTGGTCGCAGTCAAGAGTTCGATGGGCAGGCCGTTCTTTGCGGCCGTTTCGGCCTGTAGTGCGGTGATCTGCGACTGCTTGAACTTGTTCTCCCAGTTAGTTGCTGCCTCCTGGGCCTTCTGAAGTTCGCTCTTCTGAGACTCTTGGAAAGCGTCGTAGTCCTGTGCTTTCTTCGCGTTCTCTGCTGCGCGCGCTTCGTTCTTTCGGCTCAGGGCTTTCCATTTTTCGACTTCTGCGGCCAGATCTGTGTGATCTGTCTCCGTAGTGGTCGTCTCGCGTGTAGGTGAACCTGTTTCAGATTCGGCTGCGGGTGAGGTGGTTGACTCTGCGGTGGTTGTGGCGTCGTCTGCCATGGTTTCTCCGTTTCGGATTGGTTATTAAAAAGCCCCACCGTTTCGGTGAAGCGAAATCTTATTTGTGCAGGCCGAGATTGACTTGCTCGCGCTGCCTGCGTCGTAGCAGCCTGTGCTCGGCGGTCAGATCGCGGATCTGCTGCTGGGTGGCGCGCGAATCGGAGCGCAGGCCGCGGGAGAGTTCGGGATCCGAGGACGCGGCGAGAAGGCGCTTCGTCTTGCGGGCCTTGACCTCGAGGCTGCGCTGCTTCTGCGTGGCCTTCCACTGCGCCTCGTCGCGCTCCGTCCATTCGCGTGGCTTCGGCCGCTTCGTATGGCCGGGAATGTAGGCGCTGAGATGGTGCTCGCAATTGGGGTGCCAGAGGCCACCTATGGTGGCTTCCTCTATGGTGGCGTCGGCGCGCTTATCAGGTTCCACGCTGAGCACTTTGCCTTGCCATGCGAAGCACTTGGGACACGGGTGTGACTGCGTGGGCACGATGAAGAGGTGGATGCCTGCGGCTTGCATGACCTGCATGTGCGCGTCACGCAAACCGCGAGCAGATTCCGTACGCACGGCCATTTCCACGTAGCTGCTCAGCGACCAGTCGCGCCCGCCCTTGTCGGTAAAGCCGGTGACGCCGTGGGCGAGTAGTTCGTTGTACATGGTGCGCATGGCCTGGCGAACAGTACGGCCGGAGTCCTTGTCCGCGTCCTGTGCGGCACCCGCCCCCAGCCACTTGTAGATATCATCATCCACACGCAGGATGCGAAAGCGCGCGTCCTTGAGCTCGTTGCTCAGGTCTGTGCGGATTGCCTCTATGGCGCGCTCGGCGAGTGGTTTGGTGAAGTCGAAGTCGTCGCCGCCACCCTGCTGTTTTCCTAAATTTATGGGGCCTTGAGGTGGTGGAATGTGAATCGTGGGAATTGGTTCTGCAGTGAGAATTGACTTCTCGAGCTGGTCGAGGAGTATCGGTGTCTGCTTTTCAAGCTGATTGAACACCTGATTCTTGGTCTGGCGCAGGCTCGTGAGGAAGCTGATGGGTGAGATCCATCCATGCGAGGCGGCGAGGCTGCGCAGGCCTTTGGTGATCGAGGTGACCACGCGCATCTCCGCCCAGATGTACAGCGCGGTGACGGCAGCTGCAGCCGCTGTGACCGTGAGGGCGGTCTGCGACGGCTGGTTCGGCGTGGAGTCCTGAGGCTGGGCCATCACTCCTCCTCGCTGTCACCATCCTGAGAATCAGCGGAATCCGCGGGCTGATTATCGGTAGATTCTGAAACATCAGCGGATTCAATGCCCTCCAACCCGCTGATGTCGGGAATCGGCACGGCTGCGCTGGTTTCCTGCTGGATCTTGGCGACTTCCTCGCCGATCTCCGTGTCGCTCCATCCCGGGTGCAGCATCTGCACGCGCGTGCCGATCGACGCCGACTCGCTAGATGCCAGGAGATTGAGGGTTTGCGCAACCACGTTGGGGGCGTCGGTGGCGGCGGGCGGGAATTCGATGTCGGGGATCGCCTCGCCACGTGACGGACCGTTGAACACGGCTGTATTCACGTCCATGAGCGCGGCGAACAGCTTGCGCAATTGAGGCCGTGTGTAGAGGATCTTCGAGGAGCGGGTGAGCATGGTCAGTTTCTCTCGCGCCTGCGCCTCGGTAGCGGTCATCGCCACGTCACCGGATTGGCCGAATGTCGAAGAGCTGTACCCGCACGCTGTGTAGGCGCGTTCGATCAAGTCCTGCGCGGTGGCTTGATGCTCTTGCCAGCGGATGTTGGGCTGGAACATTTCGAGCATCTTCTCGTGGTTGAGCTGGCTGCCGGGTGGCATGGCGAGCGGCGTGAAGATCTCCTGATCCGTGTTGAAGCTGCTGCCCTCGCCGGGCTTGCCGGTCTTGAGCATGTCGCGGCTGGCGAAGATTCTCGCCTTGCCGAGCCGGATGTCGCGGCTCCAAGAGCTGTAGCATTCGTCAATCTGATCGAACAGGCTTTCCGCCTCATCGAAGTCGGAGCGGCCGAGGTGCTGGCCGATAGGGTCGGAGCGCATTGAGCGGTTCGGCTTCACGTTGGGGATATAGCAGGCGGTCATCAGTGTGCTACCGGTTGGCACCTGCGAGTCCGCATTCACCAAAGCGGCGAGGGGAGCTGTAGCAGGGTGGGTCTCGAGGGGAACGCGAACACCGATAGAACGTTCGTCGGACGATTCGTAGAGTCCGTATTCAATGGATCCGGCCGTGTGGTATTCGAGGAGCTTATAGCGCATCCGCGAGCCCTTCAACGGTTCAAGATCACTCCACACGGTGAGGCCCGAAAGCCTGCCCCAGCGGAATTCAGGAACGGCCATGTCAGCGGCCACAGGAGTGATGAATGGGTGATCCGCCACGCCCGCGTCCCATGCAATGCGGTAGAAGTTGCCACCGTGGGCCGAGGCAAGCTCTGCGCCTTCGAGCAACGTGGCATGAGTCTCATCGTCGAGCAGGTCGGTGAGGGTTTTCTCGAGTTTATCGCCCTGAGTCGCGTTGGTGATGCCCTTGTCGTCAAGATCGCCGTCCATATCTCCAAAGTGCGCGTTCGGCATCTCGGAAAACAGTTGCGCGGCGCTCATTTTAGCGATCTCGGCGGGCAGTGGCACGTGCACCTTGTCGGGGCGCTGCGCGGTCTCGCCGAGCTTGGGCGCTCCCATGAAGAAGCGCTTCATCTGCCCCCAGAAGCCACCGCTTACTTGCGTGCTGTAGATCTGCTCGAGGTCGTCGATGTCGCCGCGATACCATGCGTCGTAGCGCTTGATCTCGCTGAGCGGCTTGTTGAGGCTGGTGGGCGGCCATTGTGCGTTGCTGTCAGGCAGTGCCATGCTGAGCCTCCAAGGCTTGTTATGTGTTGGTGATGAGTGGTTGCCACACGGATTCCGTGCTGGCTATGGCGTATCTGAGGCCATCGAGTGAGTGATCTGCGACTTTGATGGGCTTGTCAATGCCCTGATCTGACGCTTTGGGATCCCAGCAGTAGCCGGGGAACTCCTCGATCAGGCCTTTGCAGCGAGAGGATATGTGCAGCTTGTCGGTGTCGAGCAACGAGGCCACGCGACTGATGCCGTACGTCACGTTGTTTTCGCCGTCTCCAAGGTTTTCTATTCCATCCTCGATCAATTGCACCTTGAACGAGGCGGCGGCCGGATCCACGAACACGTAATCCGGTTCGAGTGCGGTCTCGTATGGGAGATGCTCGGTATGGAGCCAGCGTCTGAACCGTTCGCTCAGATCCGCGTCGGTGATGCGTGGATTGCCCGCGCGCGAGTCGTAGCGGAACTCGTCGATCACGTAGAGGTCGTGGCCGGTGATGCGGCCTGTGTCGTCCACGATGTCATGCAGGGCGAGCATGAGGCCGGTGCTTGCGTTGGTGGTTCCGTAGTCGCAGCCCACAGCCAGGATCTGGCTCATCTTGGGCAGCTTCTCCCATGGCACCACGTATCTCTGTGGCTCCCACATGGGGTAGATAGCGCCTTCGGCGGCCACCCACTCGCTTTCGATCATGCGCCGGTACCATAGGCCCGTGTATTGGAGCTTGAGTTCGGCGATGTAATCGGGATTGTTGTGGACGAGCCAGGTGTTGTCCTCGAGTACGAACGTGACGCGGAACAGCTTCAGTGAATCGTCTGCGGGGTTCTCGTGGGCTTTGCCGTCCTTGTCGATCCACAGGCGCGCGCGGTCGAGCCATTTCTTCTTCAGCCAGTGCTCTGGCGCTTCCGGGTTGCAGGTGAAGAACAGGCGTGCGCCGGGGATGCTGAGACGGCTGACGAGCATGGTGAATGCCGCTTCGGGAACCACCGCCGCCTCGTCGAGAAGTGCGCCCGCGAGCGTCAGTCCCTGGATCTTGGTCTGCGCCTGAGCGTCGTTGAAGCCGACCACGAGGCATTCGCGTCCGAAGATCCAGCACATGCCCGTGGACGAACGGTATTGTACGTTCTCCGCGCCGAACCATGACTGCAGCGGGTAGATCAAGTTGTTGGCTATCGTGCGTTCCGTGCGCCCGCCGATGAGCAGCAGGCCTGCGGGGGAGTGCAGGCAGTATTTGACCCAGAGCAATAGTTCGCTGACGGTTTTACCGCTGCGCACTGCACCATCGCAGGCGATGATCTTCGCCCACGAGGGAATGTCAACGGCTTTTGCGGCTTTGCCTGTGAGAGGCTCCAACGTTGCCACAGGAGCCTCCCGGGTTTAATCAGTCGTCCAATATCATGTCTGGCCATGCGTTGAGCAATGGCCTGTCATCCCAGATGGGTGCGGCAGCGAACGCGAACATGTTCGGATATTTGCCGCTAGCAGGCTTCTTCTCTTCCGTGTTCCACAATGTCCATTCGGACCCGCCGTTGTCGGTGGGATTCACTGACATCTCGTAACGGGTGCCGTGGAGAGTGAAGAACATTTCGGAGTTCTCAAGGGCGGTTTGGAACCAGACATCCATATTTGTCTTCACTGTTGCGTCTGTCATGATTTCCTGCCTTTCCGCCAGTTAATGAAGTCCGCTTTGGCTTTAGTTAGCATTCTAGTCTCGTCAGCCGTGAGCGCTCTAGGGGCAACCGGCCGGTATGTTCCATCGGGGTAGGTCTTCCACTCGTGCGCGTGAGCGCCGAGGCTGCCATGGTTGGTGGTGTGGATCTGCTTTGACACGCGCCCGTCAGAACCAACAAAGGTGAGATCGTGAATCGACTGCGGTCGGTTTTTCGCCTGCCATGCGGGGTTGCGGTCATTATCGAGTGTGGCGTATATGCGGCCGGGCGTCTGGGATTCAATAGGTGCTTTGGTGGGCTTAGAATCCTTCTGCTGAATGAACTTCATGCCATCGGACACGAACTTCGTTTCGTATTCGTCGCCGTATTTGAAGGTCTTGCCATCGTGCGAATACTCTTTGTCGCTTGCGCTGCTGGCTCCGCGTCCGCCCATGTGCGCTCCTTACGACAGATAGCTTTTGAGCTGCTTCCATATGCTGATAGACATCGGGTTCGCTTTACTCCCGTGCGTCATGTAGTCGCTAACGGCTTCACCAATGGTCTCGTTGTTGTTTCTGGTGGCGTATCGGCTGATGTCGCTGGCCTTGCCGTGTGATGATGCCTTGTTCACGATACTGGTCTCGATGCTGGGATTGCCAGTGTTGCGCCGTATGCGGTTAACTGCCGCGTGACCGATCTCATGGTAGAGAACGCTCTTCACGTCCTGTCCATTGACCCCGCTCTTATCAGAGGAGACGCGGGCGTTGAGTCGCTTAGTGTCCTTGAATCCTTCCAAGAGGGTGACATTGGACTTGTCGCCGTACGGTTTGACGTGTGCGAGCTCACCAGCGTTGCTGGCTTTAATTTTGCGTTTGGGGCGTTCGTAGAAGTCTACGTAGGCGATCTCGCCTCTGAGCTTTGGGAGCTCCGAATACATGCGGTCGATGCTTGCGAGAACGGTTGTCTTCGTGTCATCGGGGAGAGTGTCGAATTCCTTTGTGGATTTGACATCCAGGGACTCGAAAGTGGGTGTCTTGCGAACCGTGCTGTATGAGCTGCTGTGGCTTCCTCTACCGCCCATGAGCTTTCATCCTCTCGATCACGTGATTGCTGTACCGGATCATGTCTGTGCCCTGCCAGTCGAAGCCCGGCACTGGCTTTCCGTAGTGGAGGACGAGCGAGGGGTGGAGGAGTGTGAGCGCGAGGCTCATGCCTTCGCTCCATGCGGATTCAGCCTCGGGGTCTCCGATGACGCCGAGCGTGCTCACGGCTACCGTGCTGTCGTGTGGTAATCCATCGAAGCAATAGGCGTATGTCTGTGGATCCGCCCACTGAAGTGTTGGGATCACGCTGACGCCCTGCGCCTGCCACCACGCGCCGAGATAGCGGCTGCGGTATACGTTCCATAGTTTCATCGCTTGAGGCATGTCCATGTACAGGCTGAAGTCCGGAGTCAGTGTGGCTTGGAAGCGCTTGAATAAGTCCACATAGCGTTCAGGCGCATTCCACACGCGCTGGAATTGGTAATCATCGATGAAGAAGTGCACGGCCGTATTCGTATCCGGCTTGTTGCCAGTGGTGAGGTTGAACGGCAGGAGATCATCCGGTGTTACATCACACGGTTGGATCACTGGCATATCCCAACGGCCTGCGGTCTCGAGCTCGTGAAAGCCGGGGAGATTGTATTCGCGGTCAGTGCGCAAGCGATGTGAGACGGTGTCATGCACTAAAATCACCTCACATGAACCTCTTAGATGGATTAAATGCGAATGAGTGGGCGATCGTAGCAAACGTTGCGGTTGCGATAGCGACATTTATCGCCGCCCTTGTCGCTCTCTTTGTGGGGCTCGCAGCGAATCGAAGGTCTAAAAAGAACGCGAGAATCCAGCACGCGGAGTGGCTGATATCGCGGGCCGGTGATCTTTACGCTGCTTACCAGTCATACAGTCTCGCAGGGGATTCGGCTGAGAAAACTAAAATGCTACCTGTGATTAATGCGCTGGCCTCAACCCTTGTGACAGAGGGTTACACGCGCCCGACGTCAGATGCGACTGATGCCACAACGGCCAATGCTGAGCATGAAGTGCTTCAATTCATCATCAAGCAATCTGATGTAATCAAGAAGAATTCGAAGTAATCACTTCACTCCGAGGTGGGCCAGGAATTCGTCGATGACCGTTGTGCTGGTCTTGCTCTTCTGGTCCGCCTTCTCCAAATCCAGCGACCGTTGCAACGCTATGCCGACGCTTGTCATGATGTTACGGGCCTGGTCGGCGGGAGGCTTGTCGAGCTCGTGCGAGTCGAAGTAACCGTCCGCGCCGGCGAATGCGTACACGGTGTACGGCTGGTGCAATTGATCGAGGAACAAGCCAGCCTCGTGAAGAAGCCGCAACTTCAGAGTAGATCGCAACTGTGCTGCGTCGGCCTCGTGAGCTTCTGTGGCTTTCTTAGTGCGCTCGCGGTCGAAGCTGAGACCCTGGGCTTTAGCGTGGCGGCTGATGGTCTCGGTGCTGCGCTTGAGTGTTTTGGCTATCAAGGTCAAGCTCTTGCCCTCACCATGGAGTTTCTTGAGCTTGCGTTCTTCTGCTTTGCTAAATGGTTTACTCATGCTGCCTCCGGGCTGTGCGTTTCGCTATGCCGTTTCGGCTGCGGGAGGTGACTTGCTTTACCTGGTTACTTGGTGGCGAGAATACCGGCTGTCCGGAGGCCGGCGAGCAGGTTGTTGACTGTAGTGACGATGGTCGCAGCGTCCGCGTCCTCCGCAAGGTCGGCGATGGCCACCAACTGCTTCACGCCACCGAGAGCGGAGGCTGTCGCGGCGGGCAGAGTGTATGCGGGAGCGGAAGAACTAGTGCCACCGTCTAATGTGTGGATCTTTCCGTCAGCGCCGACGATAACGACGGGCTTGGCCTGATTGAGGAGGTTAGTGGTCGTGCCGGTGTCTGCTGCCGTGCCGGGTGATGTCACGGCACCGTCGGCACCGATGATGGCGAGTGGGGTTGCCTGATTCAAGAGATTCGTTGCCATGAGAAATCCTTCGATGAAGTCAAATATGAGAAACCTTGGAGAGCATGAAGCCTGGCCAAGGTTTGCGCTCGCGTTTGATGCGGGCATGAGAAAAGCCCGGGGACAAGGGCCGGGCTTGGCGTGTCGATCTCATCTCTCGATGAAAACCAACAATATCCATTTTTCGTAAACGAGCTGCACAAGCAAATTACGACACGCCGTGAATCAGGATCGCTTCGGCAAGATCCAGCAAATCACCTCGGTCGAACGCATAGAATCCATCGCCGAGGAACGTGCTGCTGGGCATCATGCCGCGGCTCAGACGCATGAATACGGCCTGCCGCGACACTGGCACATGTGTCTCGTTGGTCAGCCACTTGGCCGCTTGCGACGGCGTACGCGGCTTCATCGGCGTGGCGTGCTTGCGCAGCCCGTCGCGATGCACCTGCCACACTTCGCTGACTGCTTGCACGCTTCCGCAGACGCGGCATTGGACGCTCTTCTGACCGCGTGCGATGCTCAGTATGGCATCGCATTTCGCGGTGAGGCAGGGGCCGATCACAATGCGTTCTGCGGGCGGTGTCACACGATCACGCACCTTGCCTGAGATCCGTTCGATGCGTTCATAGTCGCGCAACGTCTGTACGCGGCTCACGCGGGCAGGTAGGCGGCGGAGGATCCGCTGCCATTGTCCGCCAGCCCATACGCCGCAATCGGACGCAACCTGCTGTAACACGTCCTCCGCCTCATCGATAAGATCCTGCGCCGAAAGATCCAGCGGCGTGGAGGCGAACGCAGGATTAGCATGGCCCTCACCGCCACTACTCACACGCTCTTCACGCAGCGCCACACTCTGCAGCTCGTACAGGCCAGTGCGCAGTGAAGTCAGATCCTCAGCGAGGGCACGTCTGTGCCTGCGGCAGAGACGACCGTGAGGCCACTCGTTGCACACGCAGCAACCCTCGTGACGCGCGTTTTCAACACCAAACGTGTGAGGCTCAGCATCATTGGTTCTTGTCTTCAATCTTGTGTTGTCTCCTGTCATTTCAAGCTTCCTGTGGTGCGTAGTGGCTGGTGATCTGGTTTTCGATGTCGGGTAGTGGTGTGCCGTGCTGGTGGAGTCGGATGATGTCGCGTCTGGCGGTGAATCCGGCGTCTGGTGGGAGTCTTCCGAGCAGGTTGCTGATGAACGCTTCGCTGAGGGGAGCGGCATGCTGCGTGGGCTTGTACTTCTCCCAGCCTCCCGTGATGAAGTCCTTCGGTGCGGGAGCGTATCGTGCTTCTTTCCCGGATTGCTTCCACTGGCGTGCGAATTCCTTGGCACTGGCGATGAGCGTGTCCGCGTCCACGAGCCCGGGGGTTACGACCTCGTTCCACGCTTTCAGGCTCGCCGCCCTGTTTGCGAACTTCGGATACGCCTTGAGGAACCTGTCGAACTGAATTTCCTCCGCCGTGCCCCCTCGTGAGGGGGTAGGGGGAATAGTTATTTGGTTCTTGGTTCTTGGTTCTTGGTTGTACGTCTCCGTGGGTGTGACACATGTGTGACTGACATCTTTGTCACGTTTGTGTCCCGTTGTGACATTTGTGTGACTGTGTTGTGACTCGCGCCATTTTCTCTTGCGATCTCGGGCTTTCTCGGTCTGCTCTTCCACTTGGTTCTTACTGGATTGATAGTCGAGATAATCGTGAATGAGATAGCCGCCATTGCCATCTGGTTCGAGGAGATCGACTGTGCATAGCTCATTGATGTCCTCGTCGGTGGCGTCGAGCTGATATAGCAGGTCGTCGCCTGATAGGCGACCGTCTGTAAGATTGTCGCTGCAATAGCTGATCGCCATGACGTACACGATCACAGCGGTCGGCTGTTGTCGTCTAAGCTTCTTCACTTTGGTGCTCAAATAAAAGCTGTTGCTCAGCTTTGCGTAACCAGTGCGTGCCATTCATACTCCTTTCTTGAAGTGTCAAATTAATGAGAACATGATTTGCGTGGATTACCGTCCGGCACTATACGGTTAGAAATCCGGTCCCTTCTTGATCGTGGTATTTTTGCGAATCCGTTGGATGAGGGGGAGTGGCGCACCCGTTCTCTGTATGATGAGCAGGTTCCGGTCTTCCAGGCTCATGGTCTCGTCCTCGTCGCCTATCAGATCAACGATGCGAGTTGCTAATGATTTCCTCATTTCGTGCCTCCTGTCTCGAATGTGGCGATGAGCTCCATGAGAACGCCGCGTTGGGTGCGATGCCATTGGGAGTGGTAGTGCAAACGGTTCGTGCACTCGCCGCGCCATACAATGCCCGCGTCGTTCTTCAATGGTGCTGAGCGCAAATTGAGTTTCATACCGCACATGGGGCAATGCCAATCTGCTACGAGCAGCCGGTAGTTGGGATCACGGTGACCAACAATGTTCTCGAATTCCTCGCGGATTTTCCTCCATTGGTCGTTCATAGCCACTCGTTTCCGTTCTTGTCCTCCCAGCAGTCACGACACTGGTTGTTCTCGTTTAAATCGGTCTGTTTGCCGCATTCCGCGCACCATCCGAACCAGCCAAAGACTGGTTCCACATACTCGAAATCGTCGAGTCGTCGATGGCGGCTGATATATCGACGGACTCGCGCGAACAATCCCTCACTCATCACTCATCTGCCTCCTAATAGCAACGAAATATAGGCAGAAAAATGCCAGATAAGAACCTTCCATGTTGGCGCTTTAACCCATTTCAGAAGAGGAGTAATCACAATGTGCCCGTTAAAATCTCTGGACCTCGCGTACTCACCAGGTATTTGCCACCAGTCGGCAACAAACCACTGCCCGCATATTTCACATCGAGCCACATCGTTAAAACTGATCGGAGAACTACCAATCTCATGCTCGTGGAAAGGCTTGGAATGTCCTCGGTACACACTCATTCAGACACCATCTCCTTTGAATCAGCTTGCGTAGCTGGCGCACTCTCAGCGACGTCGTACATTTGCTCATCCTCATTCCACGTGATGCCGGATTCGGCAAGCTCGGAGTCATCGAGCTGGCCACTATGCTGCGTAGTGACGGGTTCATGACTGTTTGGGCGTCGGACGATGCCGCCGCGCAGGCTTTTCATGATTTCCCACGTAGTGTTGTCAAGGTCACCTTTGAACTCCCAGAGAGCCATTTTCTTGGCTTCACGGTGCGTGCCGGCTCCGAATCTTTCCACACCTGAATCGTCAAGATTGTCAACCCAGAATGCATAGATTTTCAGAGGCTTATCGCCTGCCTTCGCAGGCGGTGTGATGTGATTTTCAAGTTCGGCCAGTCGTGTGAGGGCTGTATTAGTGCAGGTGAACCTCTTCTCTTCCATGAGATTGCGCACGGTGTGGGTCAGGTGCGTGCTGCAGATCCGCGCGCCCCGTTCTGCAGGAGGGAAAAGAAGCACGTAGAAGAACTCGTCCGATTCCCTGAACTTTGTTTTGTGGAGTGCGGGTGGTGCTTCCTTGCTGTGGATCACTTGCGAAAACTCGCTCATCGCGTAAACATGCTGTAATTCGATCATTTCGCTTGTCCTTTTCATGATTTAAACGTTCACGACTCGGTTTCCGCTGTACCTTGAATGGTGATGTAGAGCCGGTGGAGGCCTTTGACTCCGGTGGGTTCGGGCTCTCGCTGGAATGAGGTGAGCACGATGTGCTCCGAATCGTTGTCCGCCCAGAGTCCTGCGTCAGTGAAACCGTCGAGGATAGCCTTCACTGTGGGCGAGGAGTTGGGAGGATCGGCACGGCCTCTGCGCGGATATGCCACGCTCACCACTACCTCGCATTCTTTGAACCTGACATGATCGCCGACAGCTCCACGTGCACTGACCTGCCCCAGCCATCGCAGTTGCTTGGTGATCTCTGCCTTTGCTCGCCAGTGCATCCGACTGTTGGCGCTCAGCCATAAGGCCGCGGGAATATCAATGTCGATGCTCGTCGTGTAGAGCGTCTCTATCTGTTCCTGTGATGTCATCAGAACGGCGGCTCGTCCATCGGGGGAGCGCCGAGCGGATCCGCGCCTCTATACGTACCAGCGCCGTAACCGGTGCCGGTTTGGCCCGTGTAGCCAGTGCCTTCGGCGGCCTGCTGCGTGTATCCACCGCCCTGCTGCCCGTATCCCTGATTCTGACGCAGCACTCTGGTCACCGCAGCGGTTGCGTAGCGCAGTGAGGGGCCGATTTCATCCACCTGCAGCTCCACCACAGTCCGGTTCTCACCCGACTGCGTCTGATAGGAGCGCTGATTCAAACGGCCCTGCACAATCACACGCATGCCCTTGGTGACACTTGCCTGAATATGATCGGCCATGTCACGCCACGCAGAACAGCGCATGAAGAGGGCGTCGCCGTCCTCCCACTGACTGGTCTGGCGGTTGTACGTGCGCGGTGTCGAAGCGACGGTGAAATTGACGACCGAAGCGCCCGACGCGATAGTACGCAGCTCAGGGTCAGCGGTGACGTTGCCAATGACGGTAATGACTGTTTCGCCTGCCATTTACTCACTCTCTTTCAATGATTCGAGTAGGTTTTCTCGGAACCTGTCGATCTCAATAGCTCTCTCGTTGAACGCATCCATTCGAGCCTGAGCCTCCTCGATGTCTTCTCTCAGGCTCTTGATAACCCCTAGTGCCTTGGAATCAAGGTGGTCGAAGTACTCCTCGACGAGTTCAGAGTCGATGATTCTGAAAAGGCACGCCTCGTCGTATCCATGCAGATGTATTTCATCGAAGGCTTCTTCTTCCCGATACCGACTGACTTTCGGTACGGTTACGACGATGTGGCATGAGCTCGCCTCGATATCCACTGCAGTGACAAGGCCGTAGCTGTCCTTGTATCTGTTGTGAACTTTCACATAATCGCCGACTGTAAGCGGCTCGTGATCCTTGTCGGGTTTTACTAGATCCCAGACAATGGGCTTCTTGCGTGCTGTCATTTCGTTCTCTTTTCTTGGTTGCTGAATTCTGTTCTGCATTTTTGCCAGTGCTCTTGTGCTGCCGGGCAATCGAGTTTGCCGCAGTACTGGCATGGTTTGCGTAGACCGGGGTTGAGATTGTCGCGACAATAATCGCAGTGGCATTGGGGTATCTTGCGCCGTCTGGCGAAGCGCGTGTAACTGCGGTCGATCAACTCACGACCTCCGGGGTTTCCTCCGCTGCGAATCCCTCATCCGGTTCGACAGTCGTCTCGATGGGTGGCTCCTCAGCAGGTGCGGGCTCTTCCGCTTGCGTAGCTTTTGCTTCTACCTTTGCCAGGGCCGCCTTCGTGTCATCGACGACCTTCTGCGGTGCGGAGAGTAGGGCCTCCACGTCGGCGATGTCGAGTTGCGAGGTGGAGTGGATTGCCTTGCCGGTGAGCGCCATGAACGCGGCCTCCGCCTTTTCCGGGGTGTCGACGCCGCCCTGCTGCATGAGGCGTGCGACCTGTACGAGCTGTTGCTTGGTGGGCGCGTGCGGAGCGGATTTGGCTTGCGTGGCCGGTGCGGTCGCCTGTCGGGCTGGTGCGTGGTTGTCGGCTTGATCCATCTCGTCGCTGGTGTAGAGGCCCGAGAGATCCTGCGGGAAGGCTTTTCTCAGGGCGAGCGCTTCGGCGCATTTGGCGAGCATGATGGCGGGCTTACTCGCCCACATTGAGTTCACATGCCCATCGCGCTTCCTGCCCACGTATTCGGAATAGAGGGCTACTGCAGGGAATATTCCCTGCCCACGTTGCACGACTACTTTCGCAGCTGCAGGAGGTAGCTTGGGATCCAACCACACGTCACTCCATACTCCATCAGGGCCGCACCACAGGGTTTCGGGCTCACCGAATGCTTCGCCACTATGATCTGCCGCACGACGTGCTATGAGACGAAAACCATCGATGCCCACCTGAATTGTTTGCTTGCCTTGGCGTTGGATCATGTAGATCTGGCGAGCAAACGGATCTAGACCAGTGCGCTGCACTTGGTGGAAGAACACCTCTAGATCGCCCTGACCTGCGTTCTGCACGCCCGCATGGCTCAATGCTGCCAGCTGCGCGCCAGTAAAGCCTTTCTGGTTCTCTTCTATCGTCAGTTCGCTGCCCATGGGTCCACCTCGCTTGTTGAAATCTTCGCTTCCTCCTGGTCGAGCGCCCACTTGGGGAACTCGATCTCATGGGGCGTCTTGTCGTACCCCTCCACCTCGTTCCTCCACCAGTCGGATCCGTGCACTGCGATGAGGAAAGCCATGTCGTCAAGCGCACCGTGGATGAGATCTGAGGCGATGTGGATTTCGGGGGAGTCCTCCGCGAACCGCCATACCGCCCAGTCGTAGGGGCGCTGCTTCTCCTGCACGACGAACTCGAAGCCAAGCTCAGCAGTGATGCCGCTCAGGCGGGCGAGCCGCATGTAGAAGGCAGCTTGGATGTGGTAACCGAAATTCACTGCCGTGCGCGGAAAATCTTGCGCGTTTCCCGCTGTCGTCTTATAGTCCCTGATCCGGTAAACACCATCAGAATCCGTTTGTGACGGCAGCCAATCAGCCTTGCCTTTCAAATGAATGCCGCTAGTCGGATCCGTAGCGAACAATGCCATCTCGGGCTGGCCGGGAATCGAACGGATGTAATCGCGGCACATGGGTGCCATGAGGCTGGCCTTCTCTATGTCGGCAGGGGAGAGAATAACGGCACCGTTCGCAACAAGTTGGGCGGCCTCTGCCTTGCCCTCCTTCGTGCGCAGGTTCGGCTTCTCGACGATCTCGGGGCCGCGACCCAGCACCATCGAGTGCAGGGCGCTGCCGAAATCGAGAGCGCCGCGGCTTACGTCCAAACCGTGCAGCATGTAGCTGCGGTAGGCGAGGGGACTCACCATGAACCTTTTTAACGCGGATTGGTCTAACGCAGGCGAGGCGAAATACTCCGGGTCGTCCATCACTTTAATGTGGCTCATTTGATCACCTCGACAGCGGCCGCAGCCTGCTCAGCGCGTTCGCGAGCGTGGACGCGCACCAGCTCTAGATCCTCGGGGCTGAGCTTTGATTTGATGTCGTCGACAGTCGACCCCACCGCGTGCATAACACCGTTTACAAGGTTTTCGATTTCCTTGCTGCCGGCGACACCCTGAAGGCTTTCTAGTGATTTCGACAGGGCGCTAATGATTTCACTGAGCGCATCGAGTGCCGCATCTGCCTCATTGGCGCTCGGGTGTGAACTGCCAAACAGTCTGTCAATCGCGTCATAAATGAGATCTCCAAGACCGTCGTTGTTCTGGGGTTCCGTTTTGTTTGTCATTTCTTGTCCTTAAATAAATGTGTGTGCAATAAATTCATGAGTGATGTGCGTGGGAAAACGCATAAGGAAGAGGTCTCGCAGACGCTCCTCGTACCGGCTCCGGGCGGCCGCGGGTTTGCGGCACGCGGCGATGTAGTCATCGACTGCCCACTGTGGTGCGGGGCTCACAGCAGGTCCTCCGTCTCGAGCGCGTCACTCCATACCCACATGAGCAATAGGCCAACGAGCAGAGCGATAATGCCAGGAACATACAGGACGGGGTCTCTGACGTATGCGCCGATTCCCGCCACGGGAAACCCTGCGCCCAGCAGGCTGCACACTAGCCAGAACTTTGCCCATGTCTTCAAGCGCCGCCTCATCTCGAATACTCCGAGGTGCCGGAGAAGCTTTGCCTGTCCAGCCATTTGTCGAGCTCCGCGCGCTTGTACTGAACGCTGCGACCTGTCTTCACAAACGCTGGCCCCCTGCCGTAGAAGCGCCATTGCGCCAGCGTTGACCTTGACTTGTGGACGATCTCCATAACCTGTTCGACAGTGAGAAGATCCTCGCTTGGCCTGGCTTGTGTAACCGTGCTCATACCGTCACCCCGCTCATGCGAAGGTAGAGATACTCTCCCGAGTCGGTGAGTTGCCAGCGGATCGCGCGTCGCCCCTTAGGAGAGACACCATTCATATCCACTGCCCTGATGAAGCCGTAATCTTTGAGGGTGCTCCTGCGACTGCGCAGACCCTGCTCCGAATCACCGAACTCCAACGTCCATGCCGCGTTGCGAATCTCCGTGTCCGTGACAGGCCGCCTGTTGTGATTGCTGGCAAACCAGAGCGCATCTAATACATGCCCCATCTGACGGGGAACATCCACGCTCGCGGCTGCTGCGAACGAGGTCAATGGGTTACTGTGCCTTGATAACGCCTCACTCATGGGATTCACCTGCTGTGTGCTCGATAATTCCTTCGCCTACTGTGTGGAAGCCAGCGAAAACCAAGACCGCCTTCTGTTTAAGATCAACATCAACATCGGGGTATGAGCTCATAAGATGCGTGCGCGCGACGCCGTACACTGCGTTGGCGATCGCATTGGGGTCGTCAGCATTCTCATCGTTGATTGGGATCGTGATGGGGTCGTGTCCTCGTCCGATGCCGTCCTTGAAAACCACTTGAGTTGCCATTGTGGTAGCCTTTCTCGTGTAACCTGTTTTGTTGCCTCGTGTTCCAGCGCGAGGCATTTTTATTTGTTCGCGTCGGTAGCCTCTTGCAGAATCTCGACCGGATTGACTCCGATCGCGTTCGCCGTCTTTAAGTAGTCGGTCATCTTCATGTCTCCTTTCTCAAATCGAGCGGCAACGGATTGGCGACGCGCACCGATCTGTGACGCAATCTTGGTTTTCGGTATCTCGCTCACGAGCGCCGCCTTGCGAAGTAACTCGACGGCTCTCGCTGCTACTTTGTTCGAACTTTCAACCATGACATTTAATGTATGAATATTCGGACTGTTTGTCAATTCGATTTGTCGGCGTGTCCTAAAATTCGAACAGATAAGATTTCGTTTATGGCAAGACAGGGCAGAGAATGGAGCGGTATCGATATCGCAACCATGCGTATCTTCGGAAAGCTTCGCAGCGAGAATGGTTACTCATACAGGCGGCTCGGCGAACTGACCGGAATGAATCACACCAGGGTGCTTGATCTTGAGAAGATGAAAAACGGAACGCCGACTTTAGTCGAGTTCCTTTCTTTGTGCTGGGCATTCGGCCTCGACGCTCCGAAGACACTTCAGCAGGTCATCGAAAGCGCCAAAGAAAACGATAAGGAATCAACGAAGACACAGTACGCGAAGGATGAGTCCGACGCCGAAGATATGATCAAAAGCTTTTCAAAAGGCGATAACAAGACTCTTGGATTGGCGGCTGACATTGAGAAAGATAAGTGGCTGGAAGCGCGGGGTGGCGATGGACGGTAGATGGTCGCAGCTTGACTATGAGATGCTTCTCGAACTGGCGGAGAGGAGAGGGCTGCGCGTACTGGAAAGGGCGCTGCCCGACCTCCTTACTGGTCTCTACTCGGAGTCGCATCGACTCATCCTCGTGGAATCACGAATCCTCGAGGAACAGCAGCGGGTTGCACTGGCGCACGAGCTCATCCATGCGGAACGTCACGATGCCTCTTGTGCGGCTGCACCATTCAGCAAAATTGAGCTGGCGACACGTCGCGAGGTGGCGATTAGGCTCGTGAATCCAGAGGCGTACAGGATCGCGGAGGAAACAGGAGGCTACGCATATCAGATCGCTTGCGATCTCGGAGTCACAGTGCAGTGCGTCCGTGACTACCAACGGTATTTGGAAGAGTGTGCTGAGAATATCGGCAGAAGAATCAGTGCGTGAGTGCTGATATTGAGATTTGGTACTCATCGATGAGCACCGTAAACAGGAGGAATGGTATGGCTATTAAGAAGCTTTTATCCCTCGGGTTGTCTGTGATTGCCGTAATGGCGCTATCGGCATGTGGTGCAACTACGGCAGCGCTTACGTACACTCAGAAGAGTATAAGCTCAGCTCGCTCGAAATGTGCGAACGATGAGGATGATATGACGGCGGTCGAGACGCAGAGAGGTAATACGTCTCTTGAGATTTCTGCGTGGTATAACGCTCTTGAGGACGGGGAACAGGGTACAGAATCTGATCTCTTTAAGTGTGTATTCAATAGCCTTAAAATACCTGACCGTATCAGCGAACGGATGGAATCAAAGCAGAGTAAGCAAATTACCGACAAGACAGATAATCTCTACGTCTCTTGGTATCGGGATAATTTGCATCTAGGTGTATACCTTGGATTGTTGCCACCTACCAAGAATTCGCAAGCATACTATGGTACACAAACGCTTAAATGGCTTAATAAATACTGCCAGAGTGAAGTTGGAGACCAGGAATCGCTCGAATTTAAAAATAACGTACTTGGCCTTGATTCAATGGATATTGATAGCGAGGATGGATCGGGGGCCCTGGCCTGTATCTCTTTCCAGTTGAGCTTTGATGAAAGTATCACCGAAGAGATAGAGACCGCGGATTCACAAGATTGGAACAGACTCGCAGGCAATTACTACGTGGGTTGGGATCATGGTGAAGGGACTCTCACACTAGCTATTTCAGCAAAAGAACTGAAGGAGTAAAAGGAGAAGAATGGCTCTGCAGATGTTGGTGCATCCACAGAGCCGGTAAAACACGTTCGGTAGAAACTGTTTCGGCTACACATTCTAGTCGAAACGGCTAGGAGTGCGAAAAGTGGCATCGATAGAGTCCTATGAGACCAAGAAGGGCACGCGATACGCGGTCAGATACCGCAAGCCTGACCACACAAGCACCTACAAGCGCGGTTTCAGGCTCAAGCGCGATGCCGCCGACTGGGCGGCAAAATATGTCACCACCGCTCTGAGCGAGGGAACCTTCGTGAATCCCTCCGACGGTAAGATAACGGTCGGGGAATATGGAGGAAAGTGGGTTAAGTCCAAGAAGCCCATATGGAAGCCAAGTACGTGGAGAAGTAATGAGGCGGCATGGCGCAACCATGTCGAGCCGAAGTGGGGGAAGCGTTCGCTCTCCTCAATTAAGCACAGCGAAGTGCAGGAATGGGTCTCGGAGCAAGCGAAGGACAAGTCGGCCACCGTCGTCAAGCGCAACTACGGGCTGCTAAAGGGAATCATCGAATCCGCTATCGACGATCAGAGAATCAAGGTCAATCCCACCGAGCGTATCGCCCAGCCTAAGAAGGTAAAGAAGGCCCATAAGTACCTCACGATCGAGCAGGTGCTGATGCTTGCCGGTACTGTCGACGAGTCCCGACGCGCCATCATTCTCACGATCTGCTTCTGCGGATTGAGATGGGGTGAGCTGTCGGCACTCAGGGTCGAGAATGTGCTCGTCGAGAAGCGGAGGCTACGCATCGTGGAGAATCTCACCGTATCGGACGCGGGGCGCGACACCGTGACTCCGAAGAGCGATAAATACCGTGATGTTCCCGTGGCGCTGATCGCGCTCAACGCGCTCGTGAAGCAGTGCGAGAGGAAGGCACCGGGTGACCTGGTGTTCACTGATCCGAGCGGCAAGCCCCTGCGGCCGCAGAGCGTGGGACCTTCCGCAAAGGGATGGTACAAGCACGCGCTCAAGGAGGCAGGTCTGCCATTGCTACCACCCCACGACCTGCGACATACGGCCGCTTCCATCGCCGTCAGCAGTGGGGCTAACGTGAAGCAGATCCAGCTCATGTTCGGCCATGAGTCCGCAGCCATGACACTCGATACCTATGCCGACCTTTTCAACTCTGACCTTGACGAAGTGGCGAACGACATAGATAAGAAAGTAGAAAAAATAAAATGCGCTCAAAATGTGCTCAAAAATGAGTTCCGAAGTGTTTAAATCAGCGTCATTCCAATGGTAATCACAGGTGGGCGATGAGAGACTCGAACCCTAAAACGGGTCTCAGTGGCACTAAGACAATATTACTTGAGGCATTGCAAATATTGACTTTTCGATACTTTCCAATTCGACTCGGTTTCACTCATTTTTGAAGTTTTGCGCTCAAAATGCGCTCAAAAATCAATCGTGTGCTTCCCTGTCAGAGGCGTCGATCCAATCGTCGGTTATTGCGCGGACTTGAGGGTAAGACGCCTCTTCGATAATTTCATAGACGATTCCTGTACGAATGTTTTCTGCAATCAGAGGGCCGAGAGCTTTCGAGTTCTCAATGTCCCCAATCCAAATCAGGCGATAGGAGTCAAGTTTTTTCCATGAATTATCTGTATCTTGGAATCCAAAGGCGATGTCTATCTGCGACTTTGGGCCTGAAAGCGTCGACAAGAACGAATTAATATTGTCGAATTCTTTGATTGATTTATCATGAATCATTTTCTCTCCTAGTGCTCTGGTGTTGCTTTCTAAGCATATCGGAATGATATTGATAAAAAAATTGCCCCGTCTCTCGTGTGTGAGAGACGGGGCAATATGTATAACAATCGGGTGTAAGAATTTCCTGTAGGAGTGAACCTTCGGCAGAATCGATCAGGAGGCGTTGAGGTTGATGCCTTCGATCTCTGCGCGATAGTCGAGCACGTCGAGGTAGGTGGCCATGCTCGAGAACTGCGCGCGGAGGAGAGGCAAGGGAGTCTTGGGCGTGAAGTCGAGTTCGTTGCGCTCGTAACGGCCAATCATGAACTCGAGCTTCTTAGCGCGGATCGTCAGCTGCTCATATTCCGCTCTGAACCGATCCTGGTAATCCGCGCTCTGCATGAGCGGGATAGTGTCTGCTAATGTCTGCTTCATCGTCTCCCGTTCTATTTGGTGAGCTTGTCGAGTTTAGCTTCGATGGTGTCGAGTCGTTTGGTGAGAGCGGTGTCTTGGTCACGAAGCAGGTCCGTGTTGTGGTGTCCCCACGCGAGTTTCGTTTTGGCTTTTTCGTGGAGAGTGCCTTTTACATCGTTGATGCCGTACTCCCACACCGCTTTAGCGATAGCTGCGGGAGTCAGAGTTTTGAGGGTGGAACGGATCAAATCCGTGTTCCTGTGAGCCCATGCCACTTTGGTGCGTAGGGTTTCGTGCTTGGTTCCCGGTACATCATTAATGCCGTAGTAGACAACCGCGTGCGCGATTGCTTTGATGTCTTTGTTTGATAATGTCATAGGTGAACTCTTTTCTAGATTAGGAATGATCTGGCCTTCAATATCACTGGTCCAGCCGAGGAGTCGATAGCCTACAGCCTCCCAGCTGGCGACGCTATTAGTACTCACGCGCCCGGTCGCTGAATTCGTAGTCCGCATTCGGCCGCTACCCGCGTAAACAGCAATATGCCCGTAGGGACTACCGTGGGGACTGAAATAAATGGGAGCACCCACCGGGATAGAGGATGTGGAGCTGCAGTAGTGTTTGTGTTGGCTCGCGTTCCACGCGGCGATGGCTGACCCATACCGAGCACTCGCCGCGTAACAATGCTGAACAAACGCCAGACACAATCCCCCGTATCCCACAGTGACAGTGTTAGCCACTGCTAGTGCCTCACCAGTCGTGCGCATCGCCATTAAGCCTCACCACCCTCAACAGAAATCTCCTCAGCAGATTCCTCCTGTGTTTCGATTCGGTCAGGGGATTCATCCAACTCAGGATCTAGGCCTGCGTCGGTGAGGTCATCACCCTCCTGCTCCGCACCCTCGGAAACGTTAGCCGCGATGTCAGTAGCTTCAGCCGCGGGCACTGCTTTCAATGCCTTGGTGACCTGTGAGCCTTCACGTGCCGCTTTGGTGAAATTATTGTTCTTCCACCAGGCCGCGAGCGCGGCGGCACCGGTGAACACGGTGGTGATCGTATTGGTGACCGCCTCGTCGCTGAACGGTAGAACGGAATGTCCGGTGGCGGTGAGGATTTGGTTGATGATAGCGAGTCCGAGGACTGCTGTACGGGCGATAGTGCCTGCGTCTGGCAGGTTGAGTGATTTGGTTTCGGCATGTGTAGCCATTAGTTATTTCTCCTCAGTGGTTGGTTTGTGTGAGTGGTCTGCGATGTAGTCTCTGGCGACGGGCATGATCCAACAGTCCGCGCCCAGATCCTCCAATTTGTCCATTTCGTATGCAACCTCGTGGCTATGGTCGCCGGGCAGTGAGATCAGTTGCATGATGACGGGTTTGATCTGGTCCTTTTGCACCTCGTCGAGACGGTGATCAAATTTGGTGTGATAGTCCTCCTCCTGCGAGACCGTCTCGTAGAGTTTTCTGGCCTGCGAGTCGGCATCCAGCTTGCTGAAATCCACAGTGTTCAAGAGGGAGTCGGCGGCTCTCTGCCACAATCCTGGGGCGAGTTTGAGAACGAGGCCAATCGCGGCTATGAGGACTCCGCCGCCGCCCATGCCACTAATAATCTCGCTGAGGATATGTTGCATTGAGTCTCCCTGTGTAATTTGAAATCCCGCACGCGATTACGGGTGGGATGGTGGTGTTTCGTGTGGGATTGTCCCGCGCGGAATGGAGTGGAAATGTTATTGAGTGATTACTGGCTGCATTATTACGACTCGTGTTCACGATTGCGTGAGTGTACGAGGATTGGGTATGAGAGTGCATGGAGGTTGCATTGTGTGCCACTAGCCTCGTTGGATATGGATGCGGTCGACTCGCAGGCGGTGCAGTCGTGGTTGGACGGGATTGAGCGACCGGGGGCTGCCCGGAAAGCGTGGGCGCTGATACGCGCGATGCTACGACGGGCACGGCGTGAGGGTATTACCAGTACAGATGTAACTGCGTTATTGATCGATCTTCCGCAGGTGCCGCATTACGAGGCACCTGTGCTTGACACAAATGGGGTACGTGCGCTCCTGCGTGGCTGCTGGGGGTGGAATCTCGAGGCATGGGTAATCGTGAGTGTGAGTCTGGGTTTACGTCCTGAGGAGGCGATGGGACTGGAGTGGCAGGATATGAATCTACGCAGTGGGATCGTGCGCATCGAACGGGGAATCCAATGGATTAACGGGCACGAGGCCATCGTGCCACCCAAAACCACACTCAGCCGACGTGACCTCATATTGCCTGCCTATGCGCGAAAACGATTAAAACAGCTCAAACAGCATCAGAGGGGCAGACTCACTGGAACACTCACACCGCCGCAGGTTGCCAGACGTTATAAGACATGGTGTCAGATACACAAATTGCCGTATGTTCCACCTGAGTCTCTGCGTCATACGTGGGCCACGCTCGCACTCAAATCTGGGGTTGATATCAGTGTCGTATCTCGTTGTCTCGGCCACGCCAGTATCGAGACCACGGCTGCCCACTATCTGCACCCCGATCTGAGCGTGATCACTGAGGCTCAGAGAAAATTTAATGCTCTCATCACCGGATAGGATTCTCTATCCCAGACGTGGAAAACTATCGGTTACGGCAGCAATTACCAGGCTGAGTCGTTTGGTCACGCGCCTGCAATCATGCGGATGGGCAACATTGTTTTTGCACGCGGTGTATCCCATCGAAAAGGTAGTGGCACCGTGAAAAACGGTGAGAAACCGTTCGGCACGATACCCACGGGTTACCGACCTAGTGAAGCCACGTACGTAACAGTAAACGGGTCGTCAGCAAACCGAGCGAACATCCAGATCAACCCTGACGGAACTATTACTGTCAAAGGCGAGCCTGGTGGAACAAGCTCTACTGCCAACCCGTATATTGTTCTCGATGGCGCATGGTGGAGTATCAACTGACCATCGGCTATTTGATCTGATAATTGATTCCTGCGAGGCTGAACCAGGACTCATTTTGGGTAATTTCCATCTTGTCCGAGTGAGTATTCATCACATACACGACTCCGTCCGTACCAATCCTAATATTGGCGATGCCGTTCGACCCTGGAGCGTTTGTTGGAACAGCAAAATCGAAGCGTTGCGTGGGCGCAGGACTGACCTTGGCGACGTCCTTGGGATCCCACGCAGTTGCAGTGAATGTGGCACTCGTTCGTTGCACAGCACCAGCCAAAAAACACCGCTTGCCCAGAACCTGTGCGTTCATCGGCTGATAGGCCTTCCAGCCACTGACTGGGGTCAACGTGCCCGTCTGGGATAGAGAATCCCGCACGGATTTGGTATCGGATGCGGCCGTAGAGGCGACACTCGTTAGGGCAGAGTCTACTGCGGTGGCGAGTTTTGTCAGGTCGGAGGGGATGTTGGGGTCTGCTGAGGATGCAGGGACTGGGAGTTTATGTGCGCCGATTGATGCCATGATATTGCCTTTCAGACGAGTTGGATGAGGATAGGAGTGGTGCCGATACCGAGTGTGAGAATTACGCAGGACGCGCCGACAGTGAGAGTTTGTCCACTGATTGCACGGCACTCGAAATCGACGCCCTCACAGGCGGCAAAGACTGGTGACACGGTTTTCACTGTGCCAAATCGTGCGGTTACAGAGGTTGCGGAGGAGGGCGAGCGGAGGAGACTCGCTAATTCGACTACATCAGCTTGCGTCATCGTCACTCACCGCCCCCTCGTTTCTGGCTTTGAGACTCATAGATCCGTTGATGAGATCCCATGAGATTGAATCCACGTAGTATTTCCACGAGGTCGCTGACTCCTGCCAATACGTGTCACCAGGCACGATTGCCTGAATCACATCACCTTCGTCGAGTGCAGGGTTTGCGATAGCTGTGGTGTCGAGTGTTTCGGCTGTACCGGTAACGAAATCGAGGCGCGCCTTCGCAATCTTCATGGCGGCGGCGGAGTCTTTAGCTGTAGGGGAGGCGACGAAATAGGGGATTGTGACACCGAGTGTGGCGGGTGCGCGCGGACCAGAGGAGAGTTTAGCGACTTGTGGAGTCCATTTTTGTTTGTCGTCGGTTCCGGATGGTTTGACGACGACAGTGTTATAGAGTTTTGACTCCTCTACGCCAGTGGTGGCGTCAACGAGCACGCCGCCGTCGCCTGCTTTCATCGTCCAACGAACAGGATCACTAGTTGTTTTCGAGTCCTCGATAACGATAGTGCCGGATCGGTTGAAATAGGCGTCGAATCCACCGTCCGTGCAGATCGTATTGATCGCGCTATCTCGGTTCTCACCCCAATCACCAGCAACACTAATAGTGCCCGTGTCAGTAGCAGTGATACTAGTTTTCGCTTTTGGGGCGACCTGCAGCATGAGTTGTTTAACAGCATCAACTCGTCGCATCCCCTTTGTGGGAGCCCACGTGGTGGTGAACCTACCCTGGCTGACGCGCCACCAGTCGTCGGTGACGGAGAGGGACAATGTTCCCTCTCCTACGATCCACTGGGGGTCAGTGGGTCTACCCGTACACATTGGTATGAGCACCTCTGTCATACGACTAGTGCCGATTCCAGCCTGCACGGTGACGCGGGTGCCGGGATTTTTGAGCAGGGTTATTACCTGTTGGGGTGGGATCGATTTGCCGCCTGCGGATCCGACCGCATAACATTCCAATGCTGCGGTGCGGCGCGTGCCCTGCTGATACGTGGCGGTGACACTGCCGGAGACAATCTGCAGCGTCACCGCCGCCCCGGAAACTGGTGTGGCGATTGCTGTAGCACTGGTTGTATGCGTCGTATTAAGAGCGGCCAGGTATTCCTCAGTGACTGAGTACATTGCTAGCTCCTCGGTGTATTCGCCTGCACGTCCGCATAGGAGGCGTAGTGGGTGAGTAGGTCTGCGTAACTGCGTTCAGTATTCCGTAGGTCTGTGTACGTCCAGCCGACGAGATCCTGCACAACGGCAGGAGAATCAACCTCAACGCACGCCAACTGCCAGACGCGCCACGCGCCCGGGCCACCGCTTGGATAGGCCATCTGCGCGAATGGATCTTCCTGAACGTCGAGAATCTGCGCGTAGATCGGATCCACGGGGATCCTGTCCGAAGGACGGAAGTTTATGAGAATGGGAATTTGATCGGCCGTGAGCGCTGCGAGCAGGCTCTCGTCATCGCTCGTCTGAGTCCGCAGCTTCAGCGTGAACTGGCGCGAACGCCTTTGACCTGGAATCGTGAATACCGGGTAACGGGAGCGCATCACGTCGTGACGCACCGCGCTTGAGGGACGCACCACGGATTCGAGCGAGGTCACGTAGCGGCTCGGCACGGCCATGCTCTTCGCCGGGTTCGCCGGGTGAATGAGCCAGCCTGAATTGGTGGAGAGTGTGACCGCCGTGGACTTCACGTCGAAGCTGGTGTCAGCAACCTTCACAATGCGCGTGCCATCAAAGAAAAAGACTCCCGAGGCTTTCATCGCCGCATATTCGGCGGCAGTGTAGAGGCCGAAATCGTTGAAGTCGAAGGCGTCACCATCGACGAACGGCGTTTCCGCCTGCGTCTCGAGATAGAAGGCGATACGTCCTGCCGAGGAGACGGTGAAGGGCACCATACGCCATACCCAGTTCGCTCCGTCGAACGTCTCCGTGGCGGTCGGGAATTTCATCGTCCACGTCTTGGAATCAGCCGTGTATCCAATGGATACTTTCACGTTCGAGGCAGTAGGCCCCGTGTGCCGCTGCTGCCAGACGAGCACGTAGTCTCCGGCACCCTCGATGAGCGGGGAGAACCCTGACTGGGCGGCAGGTGCCGTGTCGTCGGGATTCGACGGGTACATGAGTCCCGCCTGCCATCTTTTTCCATCGATCGAAGGCACGTTGTGCAGAATGCCAGGATCTACAATGGTATCCGCCGAACTCCATCGAGAAGACCAAGGATCGCCATGAACCGGAGTAGCGGCCGGGATCCTGTTCGTCGCTATCGTGGTGCCGTCGAGCAGCAGCAGGGAGTTCGAGGCGCGGGCGGTACCGGCCCACTTGGAGGAAACCGAAGGTGGCGTCAGAGTACCGGTAGCGTGATAGGTGACATCCGCCTCATACGGGGCTTCCACGTCCAGTGACACCGTGCCGTCTGTGCCCGTGGCGGGCTGGCGGCGTAACACAGTCTCCACACCGCCCTTAATGCGCGAGATGGTGACGGTGTTGATTTTCGCGCCGGTCGCCGCTTGCAAACGCACATCGATGTCGGGCGGCAGGGAATCCGGATCTGGGGTCGCAGTGAGACTAACCATTGATCAAGCTCCTTCGTAGTGACCGATTCTGTTGCGAAACAGCCTGGTCGGCAACCACACGCATGTGACCTAACAGAGAGCCGTTCGCATCCACGAGCGTGATCGTTGACGGGAATGCCGCTTGCGTAGCTGTCCCGGCTTTACTGACCATGCTCGTCCCGAGAGAACTAGTATCAGCTGTCTTCCCAGAGTGGAGAGAGGAACGGAATGCATACACGGCTTTCTGCCCACCCATAGCATTCACGTCGGCTGCAGTAAGAACGTGTTCGCCAGTAGAGAGGCGGCTAAGGATACTATCGGACGTCCCTGTTCCTGGTCCGATAATTGCGCCACCAGCCGCATGATGGGGTGCGTTTCCAGCATCTCCCGCAGAGTTGACAAACACGGTCCATGTCCTGCTGACAAGGCTTGTGAGGCCATTCCATATGCTTTGGATACCTGACTCAGCATTACCGCTTTTATTAACGGCAACTGTCTTCGACTTAAAATGTGTGGAGTTAACAGCATTCTTTACTGCTCTAAAGTTCGCGTCATTTCCTTTAACCTCGCCGGTTTTTGAATCAACCTTCCAACCATTGGCAACTGCAACCTTGTTCCAGAGATCCTTATTATTACCATTAATCGCACCTGTTTTCGTATCGACTTTTGCACCGTTCGCTATAGCCAAGGCGAGATCGTACTGTTTCTTGTTGAGAGTAAGTTTGCTGCCTTTATCCTTTAATTTTGCCCCCGTAACCTGCGCGATTGCACTCATCGCCTGCTTGTTATTACCGGTGATAGTAACTTTTCCATCTTTTATGCTCTTCGCTTTGAGGCTGATAGAAGCAAAGGATTTGGAGGCCAAATCTGTGACCTTGATTGTCTTGGCAGGCACGTCTGTGGCATTGTATTTCATCTCGGTGGCAATCATTTGCTTAACTGCAGCCTCGCCGAGGCCGTTGGCTTTAGCGAACTCGAGAATCTTCTGCTTGGACTGTGTGAGCGATGCGTTCGCATCCTGACGGGCTTTTTTAGAATCCCCCTCGTTTTTGATAATGGAATCAGCTAGGCTCTGCGAGTCCTGGATCATGCCGAGAATCGTCTGCCGGTTCGCGGCACCATATTTTGTATGCACATCCATTGAGGTGGCGGTGGCCCTGTCAG